CCTTTTCGCGTTTCCCCCCGATCACGTTCCGAACACTGCAAGTTCATCGGGAACGAGGTGCATCGCCCATGGCTTCGACCGATCTCCGCAAGAAGCTGCAGAACCGCAAGTACGGTGGAGCGGCGCACAAGAGTCTTCGTCGTGCGCTCGACCCCATCGTCCAAGCGGGCCTCGCCGAGTGCGTTCGATGTGGCGAGCTCATCGCCCCCGGCGCATGGGATTTGGGCCACGATGACGTGAACCCGCATCTGCACAGTGGCCCCGAACATATTCAGTGCAATAGGGGAGCTCCGCACAGGAACGTCACTTCGCGACGATGGTGAAGGCGTGGTAACCGCGACCTTCGCTCCACCTCGCTACCACCTCGTCCCGCACTTCACGAGCTCGCGTGCAGACGACGTGTATGAGATGGCCGAGCGTGTGGGCTTCGAGTTCGATCCCTGGCAGCGCATGGTCGTCGACGGTTCGACCGGCGAACGCCCTGATGGCAAGTGGGCAGCTAAGCGCGCGGCCGTCAACGTCCCACGCCAGAACGGCAAGGGCGGCATCCTCGAGCTCATCGAGTTAACCGCGCTTTTCGTGTGGCTGGATGAGATTGACGTGTCTGACCCGCTCGCCATCCACTCGGCGCACGAGTTCGTCACCTCGCAGAAGCACTCGAAGCGGGTGTGGTCGCTGATCGAGAGAACGCCCGAGCTGCTACGGCAGGTGCACAAGCAGCGCATGGTCGGCACCCATGGGCAGGAGGCGGTGCGCCTGACCGACGGTCGCGCGCTCGAGTTTCGCTCGCGTACCAAGTCCGCTGGCCGCGGGTTCTCGTGTGACCTGCTCGTTCTCGACGAGGCGATGTTCCTGAGCCGTGACGAGATGGGCGCCATCTTCCCGACCATGCGAGCTCGACCGAACCCGCAGGTGTGGTACGCCGGCTCGGCTGTCGACCAAGACGTGCATCCCGAGGGGTTCGTGTTCACGCAGGTACGACAGGACGGCATCGACCAGGCACCCGACCTCGCTTACTTCGAGTGGTCGTTGCCATACGACCACCCGAATGAGATCCCCGAAGACGAGTTCGCCGCCGAGGAGTCGATGCGTACGTCCAACCCGGCGTACGACATCCGCATCTTCCGCGAGCACTTCGAGATGGAGCTGCAAGCTCTCGACCGGCGAACGGCGGCGGTCGAGCTGTACGGCGTGGGTGACTACCCCGACCCGACGGGCGAGGAGAACCGTCCGATCTCGGTGGCCGCGTGGATGGAGTGCTTGTATCCGGAGTCGACGATCGTGGGGCCGGTGTGCTTCGGCTTCGACGTGTCACCGGAGCGCAGGACGTCGATCGCGGCGGCTGGCAAGAACCGCGACGGGCGCTGGCACGTCGAGGTGATAGAGAAGCTCCCCGGCACGGGCTGGTTGCCGAGCCGCCTGTACGACCTGGTGGCCGAGCACGACCCCGAGGCGATCGTCGCCGACAAGGTCGGCCCCGGCGCCTCACTCGGCCCCAAGCTCGAGGAGCTCGGCGTCGCGGTGACGCTCGTGGACGGCCCGCAGCACACGCAAGCGTGTGCCCGTCTCGTCGATGCCGTGGCCGAGGACAGACTCGCGCACCTGGGCTCGGTCGACCTCCTGAACGCGATCCGCGCTGCTTCAACCAGGCAGTTCGGTGATCGCTGGCTGTGGTCACGGCGTACGTCGACCGTGGATATCTCGCCGCTCGTCGCTGCCACGCTCGCTCTCTCGGCGGCAATGGGGCAACCCGACGACACCGGCGAACTGCTCGTCTACTAGAGGCGGTGAGAATGGCTCTACGCGACTTCGTGCGCCAGACGTTCAGCGGGCGCCTCGAGCGCACCGCTCCGAGCGACTTCAACTCGCCCGCCTTCGAGGTGCAGGTTGGAGACTTCTGGGCGAACCTGCAGGCGTCTACGGGCGCGACATCGCCGACGCTTCTCGACCGGGTGTGGGTGGCGAACCGCTGCAAGCACATGAACGCCAACGCGATCTCGACGATGCCGCTGCGCCACTACGGCACCCGCGAGCCGGCATGGGTGGCGAACCCTGACCCGGTATGGTTCCCGAACGGCATCTCGGACGCCGTGTACGCGATGATCGACTCGCTGTACGCCTACGGAGATGCCTTCGTGTATGTCACCGACCGCTACGTCGACGGCTACCCCTCGGCCTTCACCGTACTCGACCCGGCGCCCATGCAGGTCGACGTCGAGGATGGACGGCGCACGTACCGCTCGGGACAGTCGTCGCTGAACGCCAACAACATGATCCAGATCTCGCGCGACCCCCGCGGCGGGGTGAGAGGCACCTCCGCGATCCGCGCTTACGCTTCCTACACGAACGGCCTGCTTGCCGCCGCCGATCTTGGCCGCACGATGATGGCCTCCGGGGCGCCGTCGGCGGTCATCAAGTCGCAGCGCAAGGTTGACCGCGCACAGGCCGAGGCGATTCAGAACTCGTGGGTTACGGCTACGGCCTCTCGGCGCGGGGCGCCGGCGGTGCTCGGGCCGGAGCTGGACTACACCAAGCTCGGGTTCTCAGCAGAGGACTTGCAGTTGCTGTCGGTGCAGCAGTTCGGCGCTCAGGTGATCGCTGCCGCCTTCGGTGTGCCCTCGTCGCTCATCAACATGCCGATCGAGGGTGGGCTCAACTACCAGACGCCGATCCTCCTGCTCGAGCAGTGGTGGCGAACCGAGTTGCGCACGACCGCGTTTCGCGTGTCGAGCGCATTGTCGGCGAACATGTTGCCGCGCGGCTCCTACGTCGAGTTCGATCCGTACCGATTCCTGGCCCCGTCGTTCAAGGAACTTGTTGACTCGTACGTGGCTCTCGTCGGAGCGGGGATGGCGACCGCGGAGGAAGCACGCGCCGTCGTCTTGAGCCTGCCCCCGCAGTCCGTCGAGGACGCGCTTGCCGCGCTGACCACACCGCCTTCGGCCGGCGCCTCCCCCGCGCAGGCGAACGGGAACGTGATGTCACTACGGCCTACGAGCGCCGCAAGCTCGTACTGAGCGAGGACACAGCCGAGGTTCGGCCTCCGCAGGTGCCTCCCTCTCATCCACGCCCCGAGCGCGAGCTCCGAGGCCGACAAAGGTGGTGAGGCAAATGAGCGACGAACCGCGCGAGATGCTCCTGCGCGAGTTTTCAGTCGAGGTGTCCGAGGGCGACGACGGTCGCACCCTCGAGGCACGCATCGTCCCGTACGACACGCCGACACGGGTGGTCGACAGGATTGAGAACGGCGGTACCGGCGAGCCCTACATGGAGACGTGGGCGCAAGGCGCCTTCGATCGTCAGTCGGGTGCGGTCAGCCGCGTGAAGGTGTGGCTGAACTTCGAGCACGAGAAGGGGCTGCGCGGAATTGTGGGGCACGGCGTCCAGTTGGACTCCCGCCCCGACGCGCTCTACGGAACCTTCCGCGTCCACGACAACTCCGACGGCAACAAGGCGCTGCAGATGGTGCGCGACGGTCTGCTCACCGGCATCTCGCTGGAGGCACTTCCGCTTCGCACCCGGCAAGCGGCCAACGGCGTCGTCGAGCGCGTACGAGCACATCTCGAGAAGGTGTCGCTGTGTCGCATCGGTGCATACGAGGACGCTGCGGTCATCGCTCTGCGCGAGGAGCCACCGCCGGAGCCGGACGAGCCGGCACCACCGTTCGAGCCGGAAGCGCCCTCGGAGGCTGCGCTCGCACTTGAGCGAGTCGGCTACGAGCCGCTCACGGTGGCAGCGGTCGTGCGTAAGCCGTGGGTGCCCGACGCCGCACGCTTCACCGACGATGAGTACGCACGGGCATGTCTGGTCGACCGCGGCGGCGACATTGAAGTGAAGGAGCGCTGCTCGCTGCCGGTGCTGGAGCCCGACGGTGCCCTGAACGTGAACGCGCTCGGCAACGCCGCCGGCGTACTGATGGGAGCCCGCGGTGGATTGCGCGGCGTGAAGCCTGACATCAAGTCACGCGCTGCACGCAAGCTCCTGCGCATGTACGACCAGGCGGATGCCACGCCACCCCAAGGCTTGCGGCAACTCGCCGCGAGGTAGTAACCCGCTCTACGAACGGCGCACCCCGTCCGTCCCTCGTGAACACCCCGCCTAGCTAGCGGCACCCTCCGAGAAGACGCAGACGACACCCGCCGGGGCTACGTAAACCCCGACTGGAAGGTGCAAGTCATGTCAGCACTAGGAGTCACGAGGATGCGCCTCGAGCGGCTCGCCGACGAACGTGAGAAGACAGGCGAGAAGATCGAGGACATGCTCAAGATGGCCGAGGACGAGAAGCGCGATCTCGCCGACGTCGAGCAGACGCAGCTCACCAAGCACCGTGAGCGCTACGCCGAGCTCGAGGACGAGATCGTTGTGCTCGCCTCCGACATCGAGCGCACGGAAGGCTCACGCGACGTGAGCAAGCTCGTCCGTGGCGACAGCCACGAGGAAGACGGCGCACGCAGGTTCGCGACGCCGGCACAGCACAACGATGGAGAGGTCTACCGCTCCTTCGCGCAGTACGCACGGGACGAGATCATCGTTCGCTTCCCGCTCATCGCCGAGAGGGCAGCGGACAACGGCAGCGCACGCGATGCAGTGGAGCAGGCAAAGGAACGCCTCGAGCGAGCGCCGGTTAACACGCTCTCCTCGAACGTCCCCGGTCTGATCCCGCCTCGGCACATCGCACAGATCATGGATCTGATCGACAGTTCCAGGCCCGTGATCGCATCGGGACGCGCAGTCGACCTCGACCGGGGTCAGTTGACCTACCCGAAGATCGCACAGCGCCCAGAGGTTCTCCTGCAGTCCGCAGAGAAGACCGAGGGCGGGACGGCCAACCTGCAGGTCACGTTGGAGACGCTCACCGCCGCGACGTACATCGGTGGCGGCGACATCTCCTGGCAGGCGATGAACTGGAGCTCGCCCGACACGCTCCAGCTCTGGTTCGACCTCGCTGCCGAGGCTTACGCCAGGCAGACCGAGGCAGTGGCCTGCGAGGCGCTGGAAAGCTCGGCGGCTGGCACGGTCGGAACCGCCGCAGGGCGGCTCGGCACGGCTGGCACGGAGTCCTTCGGCCAGTGGCGCGCAGCGGCAATCGCGGGTATCTCCGCGATCTACACGGCCACGGGCGGCAGGGCACGCACGGACACGCTGTACCTCTCGTCCGGGCGGTTCTTCCAGCTCGCCGGCCTCGGCACCGATCAGGTGCTGCAGGTCAGCTCGGTCGGGAACCTGGACATCGGCTCCATGACCGGAACGTGGGCTGGGCTCAGGGTCGTCGGTTCCTACGGGTTCGACCAGGACACGGCGATCGTGGGAGATTCCAACGCTCTGATCGTGGCGGAAACGCCGGGAGCACCCGTGCAGTTGAGGGTGGTGGAGCCGTCGATCGCCGGTATGGAAGTCGGCGTCGTCGGTGCATTCAAAGCGGTGGTGTTCGACGCCAACCGCTTCCAGCACTTGGGCACGCACCTCTAGCCCATAAATGGGAAGGGGCGGGGCAACCCGCCCCTTCTTCACCTCGGGAGGTCGGATGCTCTGCTCCGTCTGCTACCAGCCTGAGTGCCCGGAATCAACTGACGGTGACAGACCGGCGCCGGGCTGCCTGCCCGAGAGGCTCGAGCCGGGGCATGTCGTCAGTCGCGGCTACGGCGAGTGGGTCGTCCACCCCGATGAGGCGGTGTTCGTCCTGCATCGTGGGTACGTCAATGTGAACGACGAGCCGCGCAAGGCTCGCTTCATCCAGAACGAGGCGTTCGTCACTCAGATCGCCGTGGAAGGAACCAAGACCAACGTGAATCACTACGAAGTCATCTCGTGACCGCCGTTCTTCCTGAAGTCGTTAGTAGCGGAACTCCGGTCAAGCAGCACCCGCCCGGCACCATCGGCTTCTCGGTCGGCGAGATCGTGCGCTACATCGGATTCGTCGTCAGCCTTCAACGCTGCTGGCGACCCGAGGGCACGACGAGCTCGTACGGGCAGTCCGTCTCGATCCCCGAGAACATGAACACGATCATCCGTGGGATGCAGGCCGAGTCGGAGTGGCTGTGGATTCAGTCCGACGACCACCTCTGGCAAGAAGACGCTTTGCGTTGTCTGCTCGACCGCGAGGTGGATGTAGTCGTGCCGCTCATCATCAAGCGCAGCCCACCGTTCATCCCGGTCATCAACGCCGAGATACGCGACGACCGCAGTTACCGCCCCTTCCCTTACAGCGAGATTCCGACTTCTGGGTTGCTTGAGTGCGAGGCCGCCGGTTCGGGCGGGATGCTAATCCGGCGCCACGTCTTGCAGAAAATCATCGACATGCAGGGGCACGACCGCGTATTCGAGGTCGAGGCCGGCGACAAACTCGCGGAGGACTACGTGCTCTGCCGCAAGATCCGCGAGGCGGGCTTCAAGATTTACTGCGATGTCGAGGTCACGATGGGGCACCAGGGCGTGTTCGCCGTCTGGCCGCAAGTCATGGACGACAAGTGGGTGCTCCGCTTCGACATGGGCACCAACCAGCAAGGCGGCATTTCGAGTTTCTACCACGGCACCGACCAACAACAGGAGGTAGGGAAATGACAACTGGACTCGGCTCCGGAACCGCCAACGCGATTCTGAACGAGCTCTGCAATACGGGCACGTGGACGGTGCCGACCTCGTTCTGGGTGAAGTTGCATCTGGGCGATCCGGGCGCTGCCGGCTCTGCGAATACGGCATCGAACACCACGCGGCAACTGGCGTCCTTCTCGTCGGCGGCTGCGGGGGCAATCACGACGGTCGTGGACGTGACTTGGACGAGCGTTTCGGCCACTGAGTCATACAGCCATGTCTCGTTCTGGGATGCCTCCTCCGGCGGAACGCTGCTCGCGACAGACAACCTCGAGGTTACGAGGGGTCTCACTGCGGGCGACAACTTCACGATCGCTGTGGGAGATATAGACATCACTCTCGGTGCCATAGCTGCCTGAAACGTTAAACTATCGGCTATGCTTCGGGCATGGCAAATACATCGCATGACTCCGAGATCCTCCGTCGGTGGCGATCCGGCGAGGATGGAGTGCAGATCGCCAAAGCACTCGGCGTTGGTTCGACGAGTGTCTACCGAGCACTCCTTCGTCACGACATTCGTCCCTCGAAGGAGGGGCGCCGGCCGAAAGTCGACTGGCGCAGGAAGTTCACCGAAGAACGAGAGAGACAGATCGCTGAGCACTACTTAGCAGGCGAGTCAATGGGTGAGATCGCCGAGCAAGTTGGCTGTAATCGTCTGACGGTTCGCAACGTTCTATTGAGGCAAGGAATTGTCCCGCGTTCAGTTGGTCAACCGCCTCGAATCTGGAC